CATAAGCAGGTAAACGAGCACGAGCATCGCAAAGAGGATGTGAGCAATGCCGAAGAACAGACGGTTCTTTTCAGCTCCCAACGCAACCGTCTTGTTCTGCATGTAGTCGTAGACCAAAGCTGAACCACTGGTCAGAGCAGCAACGATGAGGGCTACCAGTGCTGCACGAGACGGGGTCTGCTTCTGATACAAAAAGTAACCGGCCAGCACCGTCATCGTGATCGTCATCCACGCCGAAACCTGACCAGCGCGAGACTCTTTCTTGTCACTGGCCTGTCCGTTCACCAGGATCAGCTGACGGATGCCCTGGACAGCCAGGAACGTCAACAAGAACAGTCTTGAGATATTCGCCGGGCTCTTGTTGAACGAGTTGTTCGTGGTGGCACCGTAGGAGTTCATTTATAAAGAGGTGACATTATTTTTACAGAGACATGAACTTTGCTGAACTCGACGAAGAAGAAGATAATGGTGCCAAGGTCCTGATGATGGACACCTACGACCGTCTCCTTCGGCTGAGAAGCATCCTCGAATTCGAGGACAATGATAAACCCATCCCGAAGCATGAATTGTTCGACACGATAGACAGTCTCAAGAAGGACTATCTTGATGTGGTTTCTGAAGTGCTCACAGGATACATGAACATGCACGCGAAGAAGGAAAAGGCGAGTCTTATGCTGAGCGTACTGGACAAGCTTGGAAACAAGGATGTCAAGTATGTCTCGATGCTGCGCGAGGTTATCGAGCAGTTTGATCGCGACGAGTGTATAACTGAGGATGCTGAAAAATTGAAAGAAAAAACGATCGAGATGCTTTCGCTCCGGAACGTGTTTTCGTTGTGCAAGGATGCCGACGTCATGTCGAGTTATATGTGTTTCGTGTGTCTCGAACGCCCCGTGAATGTGTTCATCGATCCATGTGCACACGTCATATGTGAACAGTGTTCGGAACGGAGTGCGCTCCACGTGTGTCCGTTTTGCAGGGGGTCGGTTCGTCAGTACCGGAAAATGTTTCTCGGTTAACGTGCGTAGATGGCTACTGGAGTAAACCCTTTCACTACACGGTTTTCACGGTATTCAATGTACTGTCGACTGAAATAATTACGTACAGCCTGTGTATCATTGACCCAATCCAGTCGGATAGATCTTTCCAAATTTGAATCATAAATAAACGCTGATCCATCACTCGATATGTATCCACATATCGCGTGACCGGTGTGTGGTGTGTTGTTATTCGTGGACCATTTGTATGAAAAAAAACATCCGAAAAGTTTGTATTTCTGTTCACGAAAACTGGTCTCTTTTGGAATCGTCTTTGCGTCTTGTGAAATAATTATCGGGCGAATAAGCTTAATCAATTCCGACGGAAAAACAGATACAATGAATCTGTATGCATCCATATTAGTACCCCCCGTTGTATTCGCGGTTTCATTTCGAAGTTTGAGATTTCGTATGAGATGAGTCTCACTGACGATGTTGTTACGGGACGCCTTGCCTGAATTTGTATTGGTCAGTTTGTACTTTACGTAGGACCAAAAGTACTGTTTATTGATTTTGCCGCGCATGGGGCATGCATTGTTTCGTATGTTCAAGAGTACTGGCTGGGTCTTGAGATATTCGTCAAGTGATATTCGAAGGAGTCTTTTTCCAACCGGTGCGAGGAGAAAGACATTCAGTATAGCGTGAAACCAGCACGTCCCACCCTCTTGTTTTCTACCTCTTTCGTTCACGGTGTTATTATAAAGTCTGTTTGTGATTGGCATCGAGGCTGTCAGTTTTCCACGGATTTCGCGATATACCGCCGCTGCTCGACGACGCGTTTCTTCCGAAATCACCATCCTATTAATAATGTAGAAAAATTACCGGAACGTCCGAACATCCTTGGGTGCCTCTTTCCAAAACGTGACTGGATCCGTCTCGTACAATTCAAACAGGCGGGTGTTGTCCTCCTGGCGAAGAACTTCAGGCTCTTTACCGTTGGCATCCTTCAGGCCCGGTGGAAACTCCTCCGACAGGAACGTCTTGAGTGACGTCAGACCGGGGTTGTACATGCATGCCAACTCGTAACCGATGTCGAGGTCAAGACCCTCGTCATCAGTACGAACCCAGTAGTGTTCGCAGATTTCTCCCGGTGAAATGCAGTACCCGTGGATGATTGTTGATTTAATCCCCTTTTCGTTCAGGATCTTCTTCAGAACGGCACAGTGATGTACGACGGACCCGGAAATCTTATGGAGCTTCATGCGCATGGCGATGCGTTTCAAATCCATTACTGTAATTACACGTGTGATTTTTAGATTCCAACAGGCACGCAGTGCCTGTTGTCTGTCACGCACCAGGCAACACAAGGGCACTGCATGCCCTTGTGGATTTTTAAGAGGTTAAAAATCACACACTAGAGTAAAGTATGGAGGATCCGATTCTTGCGCCGAGTCTCGCACGATTCACGACATTTCCGGTACGTTACTCGGATCTGTGGGACTTGTACAAGAAGGCGGTGGGGTCGTTTTGGACGGTGGAGGAAATTGACCTCGCTGGGGACCTCAAGGATTGGGACAAACTCAGCTCAGACGAACAGCATTTCATCAAGATGGTCCTGGCGTTTTTTGCAGCCAGCGACGGAATCGTGATGGAGAATATCGACATGAACTTTTCAAAGGATGTCCAGATTGCCGAGGCGCGTTCGTTCTATTCGTACCAGGGGTTTAACGAATCCATTCACAGCGAGACGTACTCGCTCATGATTGATAAACTCGTCAGAGATCCGGAGGAAAAGATGAAACTTTTTCGTGCCATAGAGACTGTGCCTGCGGTCAAGAAAAAGGCGGAATGGGCGCTCAAATGGATGGGACCGGGCTCGCCTTTTGCACAGAGACTGGTAGCTTTCGCCTGCGTGGAAGGTATCTTCTTCTCGGGATCCTTCTGTTCCATCTTCTGGTTGAAAAAGCGTGGTCTCATGCCCGGTCTTTCTTTCAGCAACGAACTGATTTCTCGGGACGAGGGACTTCACCAGGAGTTTGCAGTGACGTTGTACTCCCACCTCAAGGAGAAGCTCGATGATAACACCGTGTTTCAGATTGTCATCGAGGCGCTCGAGATTGAGCGGGAATTCATCACGGAGGCTTTGCCATGCAAACTCATCGGTATGGATGCCGATTCGATGACCGAGTACATCAAATTTGTGGCTCAGCGTCTGATGACTCAGCTCGGTGTGACTCAACACTCGATCGTGGCCAGCAACCCTTTCGACTGGATGGAAAACATCTCGTTGGAAGGCAAGACCAACTTTTTCGAAAAGCGCGTCGGTGACTACTCAAAGCATATGATTGCAGAGGGTGACGGTATTCGATTCGACGAGGAATTCTGAAAGGAATCTAAAGCTAAAATTTTTAAATAAACAATGAAGCAGACGATACCAGGTGCGTTGCGCGAACAGGTATGGCTTCTTTATTGTGGCGATAAGCACTTCAAACATAAGTGTCACGTGACATGGTGCGAAAACATCATGACGCCATTTTGTATTTCCATATAAACCCACCGCTTTGTTTATATTTTCCTCTACAACATCTTGAAATATCATTTGCACCCGTCTTTTCTTTTGCTATTTTTATACTCGGAAACGTTTCTATATATTCACCTGACAAGGTCCATTGTTCTACGGACACTTGTCTCGCTAGTGACAATCTTTCAGTAAACTCTTCCGAACGTTTAAGACCAGTTCTAGCTTTAGCTGATTTTTCGATAGCTTCTTTTGTTTTTGGTTTTCCAAGTGACGCTATTCTCAATTTTTCAATTGCCTCTGGTTTATGAGTCTTTCCTATATTAATTTGACGTAGTTTTTCTTTGGTTTCTTCTGTGTGGTGTTTACCTGTATGTGTTTCTTTCATTTTCTCGATACTTTCTTGTGAATGTTTTCCCCGGGATCCCCCGTTGCGTATATTATATCCGTTCGGGGAGAGAGAATTTCTGTTTGAAATTTCTAAAACTTCAGCACTATCGAGTTCTTCGTTTGGAATGTTAGCCACGACATTAAAAGAGAAATTTTCTATTCCGTATTTCTTAAAAGCTCTTATTAAATGACTATCTGCCCCAGAGTTTATAGATTTAATATGCTCAGACCACCTTGAAGCTACATTATGCTGAATGGTCTGACCTATATAAGCTTTCTGGTTGATATTGTTCTTTATTTGATAAATCCACCCCATGATATATATTGAAGTGATGTTTTTATTTGAAAGCAAAGGCGGTACACTCGACATTGACAACCTTCGTCCCATTTGTGCAAAATGCAACAGGTCTATGGGTGACCACTACACGATCGATGAATTCTCACTGCTGTCAAAACGCACGTCCCATCTGTGGGAATGTTTCAGGATGAAGCCAACTCTTCGAGAATAGCAATCTTCTGACGCGTCAGTTCTTCTACAGTTCCAACGTCCATCATCTCCAGTGTCTTCTTGGCGGAAATGACCGCCTCCAGAAGGTGAATGTGCATGTGTGAGAATTGGTTGTACACGATCTTCTGAAGTTCAGATTCGTCTACTCCACGACGACGGCAATTGGTCTCTACTTCGGATACTCGAGCCTTGTGAGCCTCGAGCCTTTTCACAGCCTCTTTCACGTTGTTCTCATACATTTCCCGGTACTTACCGTAGTCCCATTTGTTTTGGGGGATGTTGCGAACATACTTGATAGCTTCGTTGATTGTGGCGATGGCGAGGCGTTCTGAAGGTGTAGTCATTTGTCTTTCTCACGCTCAGCAACTTTAACCAGATAGTAACCCACACCGACGCCCGTACCAACGAGTCCGGTGAATGCGACTGTTCCGAGAGCTACACCGATGAAGTGCCACATTGACATTTAAACGCGTGGGTTCTCTATTTTACAATGGACGAGTTTGGTCGTCCAGTTGAAAAGGAACAGGTGGTTATGATCGTGCCGCATCACGGCGCAGGGTTTGAGGAAACCCTCGTGTTTACGAGTCTCGAGAAGGCAAAACGAGTTTGGTCGATTCTCGAGACTCGTGATTGTGTTGAATTTCGTCAACTCACGTTTGATGTTGATTTGGATGCATGGGTGTATTAATTTTATCTTGACTAGTATCAATGGCAGCTCCATCTGGCACGGGTCCTTGTACAATGTTGTGTGCACAGGGTCGTAAGAACTGTGCAGCAGGGTGCTGCGCATGTGTCGATGATACCACCCCTGGTAACCCCGGTCCCGGTCCCGGTATTGTTACTCCAACGGCAGCTCCGTCAATTTCGTCAACTTGTGGGTCTGTGACAGTAGATGGCAAGACGAGATACTTTAGTTCAAACGTATCAATGGCAACTGGTCTACAGGAGGTTGCAACTCTTGCATTTTCTCGATTTGTTGGTACAATCACGTTGTTTATTACACTCTTGTTTGCATGGATATCATACGATACCGAGGGGGCGGTTCATTGGATTACCCTCTTAATATTTCTGATTTCGTTGTTGACAACTTGTAAGATGGCATACGACTGGTACAAAGCAAAGAGCTTTCTCGACAAGAATCTCAAGGATACATGCGATGCTCCGCCTCCAGCGGTCAATCCTGCACCTTCATCGTCGTAAAGTTCAATTGACTCTTCTGTTTGTTTGTTGGTTTCGACGGTGGGATGTCGTCGTCGGTGCTGTGGTACCACCGGTCGTTCACATGTGCCATCCACGGCATTCTAAGTCGATCCAGAGTTTTCCGACAGATGACACATGGAAGTGAAATGCCTGGAAGTCCATCTTTTCGAACACGTTGAACGACAATGGGTCCAAATTTCCTGTAGGTCCAGGAAACGAAACGGGCAGGTGACACTCCTTCTCGTTTCGCTTGGTGTTGAAGTCGAGCGATGAGACGACGTTCTGCACAGCAGCTGCAATTACTTGGCGTGGGCCCATACGGGACAGCGACTGTGCGACAGCGGTCCGGAGACGCTGCACACAATGTACATTGTTTTACAAGACGTTAAAAACTTTAAGTCCAACGAATTTCGTTGTCCGCCGTCGGCGGTCAAGTCCTTCGGACTTGAACTTAAGCCATCCCACACCCGCAGCTCGAGCTCGCCGTCTTGGGGCCGTAGAAGAAACGCCACAGGAAGTGCGTCAGAATGACGAACACCAGAGCGTGCAGCAGCAGACCGCCCAGCTTGGGAACACCCTCGCCTGAGGCGATCCAGCTGCCGAGCAGGTTGCGGGTCAGCTCAAATGCCATGGGGCTGGCGATGGCGACGAACGTGGCAAAAGGGATGATCTTCTTGACGGGATCCATTTAATAGAGACTTATAAAATTAAAATGGACTAGGAAATCCCCCTTGAGGAGACTGCCAATAAGAACCTGAACCTCCAAGAAGCTTTTTATGGGCATTTATCATTGCCTGTATCTGTGGGTTTTTTGAGTTGTTATAGTTTTTATTATTTTTGAAATTATTTGGAGACAAGTTTTGCTTTTTAAACCTGTTATTGTAAACTCCCCTTTGAATACGAACGAAGAGTTGATTTACATTCTTCTGAACCACGGGGGCTACTGTCTGATTTGGTGCGACTTGCTGTGCAAGTTGAACAGGAGCCTGAGCCTCTTGGAGGCTTCTCTCAAGAGCTGCTGTATTTTGAGGGGTTGGGTTTTGTACAGCCGCTTTCGCCGCGTTCACGGCACCCTGAAGTTTCTTATTGGCGATGGCATGAACGGCGTTTACAAGCGCCTTATCCAATTGGTCCATTACACTGGACACACAAAAAAAGCGCGGAGCGACTTGTCCGACCCGACCACAGACTTAAAGCAAAGCGATGTATGAAAGGTAGAACAAGCACAATGGCTTCCTTCACCGTCCGTCGTATCTCTGATTTTTCCGCTTCCGATGTCACCTTCTCCGCTGTTCGCAAGAACACGATGGGCGGCAAGGTGGTGTACCTGAACGGCGCCGGCAATTCGAAGCTCCTTTTCCAACTCCCTCAGCTCCGTGCACCCTACGGTCTGAGCACTTATACCGATGCGGCGTCCGGCAAGACGTCCTACTCCCTGAGCCTGTCTCTGGACAACCCCGAGATTGTCGCCAAGCTGAAGGAGCTGGACGACAAGGTGGTTGACTTTGTGCACGCCAACTCGGTCACGTGCCTGGGCAAGCAGTACAACAAGGAGGTGATGAAGGAGGCTCTGTACAAGTCTCCGATGGCTCCAGGCAAGGGTGACTATGCTCCGACCCTGAAGCTGAAGATGATGACTGGTGCCAACGGTGACTTTACCGCTGAGGCGTACGACTCGAACCGTAAGCTGCTGAAGCTGACCCCAGACAGTCTGGAGAAGGGTCAGGGTGTGGTGACCATCGTAGAGATTAACCAGATCTGGTTCATCGACAACAAGTTTGGTATCAGCGTCCGTCTCCAGCAGATGCTGCTGGCGCCGACCAACAAGCTGAAGGGCTTCGGTTTCATCGACCAGCCTGCGGTAGAGGCGGCCCCCAGTGACACGGCCGACGCCGAGGACGAGGATGAGCTGGTGGAGGATGATGAGGACGCAGACGTATGACTCGTAAAAATTCCTCCGTTTTTTGTAGGATAGTATGTACACCATAAAAAATACAACGGGTGGGTGTGGGGCGAAAGGCGCAAGCGGCGCCGGAATCGCCCCACCTGGAAACCCAGGGGAGGTTCTTTATCTGGTTTCTTCGGGTGTTGCAGGTGCGGCGGCGGATGTGTTGTACAAGGGGAGTGGCAATCTCTACGCGTCAAATTCAGTGACGACGGCCAACGTGTTTGTTACAGACACGTTAAACGTCGACGGATCAATGACGGCCAACGCTGCGAATGCCACCTTCTTTTTTGACACGTTTACAATCCCGTACATAAACACTCAAGTCATCAATGTCGCGACGAGCATGACTTTATCTGGAAATCTGTCGGCACCTTTGGCAAACATCACGACACTGAACGTGAACTATCTGACTGTCAACTCAGCCGTCGTGTACGGGACGAGTACACTGAACGTCTATGGTGTTTCAAACTTGTCAACGACGACCGTGAATGGGTCGATGAATGTCACAGGACCCCTTGCAACGCTCGCAAACTTGTACGCCTCGAACGCGGTGACTACGGCCAATGTTTTCTCGACAAACGTCTACGCGAGTAAATACGTAGGGATAGGAAACTCAACACCTCCTCAGCCTCTCACTATTACATGCACGAATACTGGGCCGATTGCAACAGATCCCACTGGAATAACTCTTAAAAATGGTAATGTGGATGTTTTGCTAGGAACTAACGCGAGTACCAACACGGGTCAGATTCAGGTCACATCGGGTGGTACCTCTTCTACATCAGGTGCGACACCGTACTCCCTGTTTTTGAATCCACGTGGCGGGACGGTTGCCGTAAATTACACCGCCAACCCGGCGGCGAATCTGTATGTAGCTGGTTCAGTCAGTATAGGAGCTGCCGGATACGCTGGTGTCAATCAAACGAATGGTCTCTTGGTGTCGGGCAACGTCGGTATCGGGACGGCGAGTCCAAGTGCTACGTTAGATATAAGAGGAGGAAGTATATCATTAGGTAGTTTTGATACATCTTCAGCAGCTAGATATGTTGGACTTTATAACGTCAACGAGTCTGGTGGTCCACTCGTCGGAATGGAGATTGAAAACACCACTTTGACGGGAAATTACAGTCAGAAACTTCATCTCAGAACACACTGGTTCGGTAATAACAACGGACGTCGACTCACCATTGACGAATATGGAAATGTTTTTACAACGAAAAATTTAACGACGAACAATCCGTACTGGTTCATCACACATTCTGTAGGTGGTAATGCGACGTACAATTCAACGAGTGGAGCGTGGTTTTCATCCACTGCAAATGGAACAATTTACGGTAATTATATCGCAGTCGGTGGAACTGCTTCTGCATCGGCATTCAATACGACGACTGGTACATTTACGTTTCCAGCCGCGGGCACGTACACGATAAGCGTTCCCATGTTTATCAACGGTGCGACAGGTGGTCGATATGCAATAGCAATTTTCGGGAGTTCTATTAAACCAGGAAGTCAGTATTTCGAGTTTACGAGCAACAACCTCGCAAGTAATGAAATGAGAACATGGACTTATGTAAAACAGGTGAATGCGGGTGACACAATGTACTTGAGTACACCAGCTGGTAGTATTACGCTGTACTTGGCCGAAGTGCATACGACTCTTAATATTTTTAAGATTGGCTAATTGCAAATGATATGGTATGCAGTCGTATCAGACAAGATTGAAACAGTCTATGCGGGCGACGGTGATTCGTGTGATCTCAGACGGAACATCGTGGGGTTTGAGGAATTCCAGCACATTCCCGTCCCGGATGGCATGAATATACACACCATTATGTGGAACGGTTCTGAAATAGTCGAGGACACTGATAAAATTCAGGTGAATTTACAGGAACAATGGAACTTATTTCGCCAAGAAAGAAACAATAGACTCGTGTCTTCTGACTGGACACGCCTCGACGATGTTCAGTGTGATAAAGAAGCATGGGCCGTGTACCGCCAAGCGCTCCGGGATCTTCCGAGTACTGTCACAGACCCAACGAACGTAACCTGGCCCGCGCCACCGTCTTGATTTCTTTTTTCCGAGTGTACAGTAGAGATGGATCGTGATTCTATTATTATGCGTGTCGCATTCGCTGTGATCATCGGTGTTCTGGGCTTTTACGTGTACAAGTGGTGGCTGAGCACCAAGAGCACGTACGTCCCCGAGCCCAGCACGACTAAGGAGACTGAGTACGTGCCGCCAGAGCAGGACAGCCCCCCAAGCGGCCCAGGTGTGACTATGTACGGCTCAGACTCGTGCCCGTGGTGCACCAAGCAGAAGGATTACTTCAAGGAGAATGGCACCGAGTACACGTTCGTGGATTGTGCTCAGGGCAAGTGCCCCAATTTCGTCTCTGGTTTCCCGACCCTCGTGGTTGACGGTGAGATCAAGGTGGGATACCAGGAAATCTAGGCGGAGGCGTCTTAGCCCAAGTCGCGAAGCGACTTGTTCGTGGTTCCTTCGCCGCGCAGCGGCGGCACACAAAGGGCACGCCCTTTGAATAAATTTCGTACATAAAACTAAATGGGTCTGTTTGCAAACGCTTTCAAAATTGGTGCCGGGATTATGACGGCACAAATTTTGTTTCTCGCGATCGGTATGTTTTTTCTAATCATCGGCATGAACATGCTTTCCAAGGCCAAGGAGAGTGGGAAGAGCCTTGTGCCAGCCTATGCCGTGATGGGCACAGGCGTCGTGCTCGGTCTCGGTCTCGGTGCCGGTATGTTTTTTGAACAACTCGGTAACCACGCGAACAACTTCTAATCCAGCGTGGCGTTGAGAGCCTCCTCGATCAGAGCCGCTGAGCGAGCCACTGGGACATCCTCCTCGTCCTCAACTTCTGGGACCTCGGGCTCGGGTTCCGGGACGACTGGAGCGGGCTCCGGGACCGGCTCGGGTTCCGGGGCGACCGGAACAGGCTCAGGAACAGCGACTGGAGCGGGATCAGGGGGTGGTGCGCCGTGCGGGGAACCCATTTACTAGTTGTAAATAAATTAAATTAAACCTTCCGCCGCAGGCGGAAGTTCGCCACCGCAGGCGGACAACCAGAGACGCTCCGCGTCTCCCCTTGTCCTAAATTGTCGGCAAACGCATTGCCTGGAATGTATCAAAGACGTTGCTCTGGACGTTGAAGAACATTCCCGGGAATATGAGCCCTGGAAGCGAACGCTGGAAATGAAGAACCACGCTCGTCGGACCGAGGAGGTACAGGAATGCGAGCATCAAAGCACATGTGAGCACCTGTAGGTACGCCAGAGGCACTGCACTATTCGGATATCTCCTTGACAAAGCGGCAAACTGTTTGTCAATGAGGACCGCGAGCATGATGCCACCCCCTGAGAGGAGCACCGATGCTGCGGAAATTGAGAGTATGTCACTCGCCTTGTCTATGCGACCGTCAAATGGATTGACTGGCATCTCTTACTTAGTACTTACAAGATACAATAATTCCATAACCTCTTTGCGACCCTCCTTCTCTTTCTTAGTGTTTGCTGAATAGCGTGTATACGGCTGTTCTATCAGTCGAACGGTGTACGGCTCGAGAATAGCCTGCCACCCCGCTTGACCTATGATGCCCTCGTCGTTGTACGAGATGAGCGTGTAGCGTGAGACCCGTGTGCAGTGTTCGAGAAGGTGACGCATGGCACGTACCGCCTCAACCTTGTGGTTATAGGCTGATTTGACACGCTCTTTGGGAAGTCCCGTGACGGCGTTGACATTCGTGGGTTGCTCGTTTTTACACACGACGTTGTGCAAAAAGTAAAACGCCGAGTACTCGTGTTCGTTGTACGGCGGGTCCAGGTAAATGAGGTCGAGTGATTTGTCTGGCATGCGCTCCAAAAGGTCGTTTGTCGATTCACAGTGACAGTGAACCTCGCATGAATTTGGATTGAAAATCGGAACCTGGAGAACCATCGGTGCAACCACACGGTCACCACACTTTTCAAAGGAACCGATGTTATCCTTGTTTTTGCTGAACGCCTTGAAGTGGCCATATGTATTAGCCTTGAGCGACATTTGAATGAGAATCGGACAGAGACACCAGTGCCTGATGTCCTCTTCGACATTGTCCTCGATGTACTTGCGCCACGTGTCGACCCGAAGGGCATTTTCATGTGTGAAAAAACAACGCTCACCCACCTGGACGTTCTGTGTGTCTGCAGGGGCATACATGTCCGTGATTACACCAGGGGTGAAGTCGGTCACAGCGTTCATACGCTCAATGTGTCCCTGAATGCGTTGAATTTGATCGTCGGTCGGGCGTTCCAGAAAACACTTGGCAGCCACGAGGGAATACATCTCGAGATCGTTCGTGTGTATCTCGGACGCATGACTCGCGAGCATGCGTGCCACGACCGTCGACCCTGTGAATCCATCGAGTATACGGATCTTATCGTCGCCGAAAATTTCGACAACCGTACGTTCGATGAAATCGAGTAATTTACGTTTGTTGCCTAGGTATGTGAACATAGGCTGCAGAACAAAGTCCGTCATAGATTGTTAACGACGTAAAGCTTTAATTACCCCTGCGCAACAACGGGCTTCGCCCGTTGGACTTTTACAAACGGAACAGGGAGATACCCAGAGCCAGCAGGAAGGTCTGCAGCAGGCTGTCAACTGGGCGGAGGATGTTGATGTGCTTCACCATCGTACCGTTCCACAGGAAACGCAGGATGAACGTCAGGATAATGACGTACAGGATGAAGATGGTCAGGTTGTACAGGAGGTCCTGGGTGTTGCGGGATCCAAGAACGGCAAGCATTTTAATTTGTGCGGAGAAAATAAGATGGTGGGGCCGACGAAATCTTCGTCGTGCTGTACGGCATGTGCGGCGAAAAGGCCATGTGCGTCGACGAGGCCGAGGCCAAGGCCGAAATCTTCGACGCCTGCTGCAAATGCGGCCAAGAAAAAGGCGGTTGCGCTCGCGACTCTCTTTAAGTGGGACCCATGGGGTTCCATGGGACGCCACCACGACAATTGTTACGACTATGCATTCGGCCTGAACAACATCAAAGCGCTCAACAAGGATGTTCCTGGAAACATGGCTGGAAACAAAGCGTGGGGTCTCACGTTCACAAACTGTAATGGAATAGCGAAGCGTGTCCTCGAGGATTACAAGGGCCTGGCGTACAGATGCAAGCCATCTGACCCGTGTCCCATCGGGTATTACAAGGTGATGAACTTTGTGGCGCCCAACGGTGGCGATTTCCATTGGTACCGTGAGACGAACGGTGTGCGTTACAGAACGCGTCCAGGGGACACCGTGACGGGCCTGGCGCGTTTCTTCCGCGTGACACCAGCCGTCATTCGCGCCGCTGTTGCGAAAGGCACGAGACCTATGAGTGCATCCAATGGTCGGATCGCAAACACGAACCGTAACCTGCCTGTCCTGAACCAGATGGTTCACCGAGGATCCGGTGCGATCCGTGCAGGCAAGGTGATTCAGTTTCCAGTCAGACTCTGGAGCCACAAGCAGGGATTCGCAACCGGCCCCGTCCTGGTCGATGCGTCCGGGAAGACGATCACGGACCCGCGCCGTGCCAACCGCGCCTACCCCGGCCTGAATTACTCCAAGTTTTGCTCGGCGTACATGGTCAAGGCGGGGGCTGGACGGGCTGCGCTCGCGCGTTCCCGGCGCTCCTCAACTGTTCGGGTAAACGGACTCCAATCTCTTGGAATACTTCGTCGATGAATTCGTCAAATCCAATGTCGAAGAAAATGTCCGTGATGTACCGGGGCTGGAGAGACGATATGCCAAACGTCGAAAACATGTCCGCGACGTTGCTCGTGGTGTACGAGTCACGCGTGACGGTGTTTGATGCGAGGTGGTGCACTGATATGCTCACCTTGTATTGAGGCTGATCGAACGGTGCGCGACACATCGGACACGTGTACGAGGTGCGTTTCCACCTATCGAGGCACCGGCTATGAAACGAGTGGTGACAGGGCAGAGTCCGAGATGTCCCCTGTGCCATGGTCAAGAGACACACGGGACACGAGTCTCCTCTGTGCTGTGTACACGTGGTTTCGTCGGAGACGGCGTTCCGGCGACATTGAACCCCGTGTTGGGTTGTCGCTTGGCACCTCTGCATATCATTTACGAATTTTTTTGTTCACGGTAATTCCCTCGGCTGGCGTGTCCGGAGGATGTTCACTTGGTGCTCGAGAGACCTGATGGCTTCGCGGTACTTGACACGGATGTTATCCTCGACGTGGTGTTTAAAAATAATCAAAGGGTCGTTGTCCTGTTCGGTGCGACACACAGGGCATTCGTCATTCGTTTCAAACCAGGTCATGATACAGCTGGTATGAAATGCGTGCGTACAAGAAAGTCGTTTGGCTCCGTATGAATTGAGGCTCGGTACCGCTTCAAGACAGACGGCACATGTTTGGGAATGGTGTACACAACACTTCCCGTTGATGAGTGCAGGGCGTTTGCACTTTCGACCCTCCAGAGTCAGAGACGTACATGCCATATAACTTGAGCAAAGACAAAATCTGTTGATGAATTTCTTCAGGAGTCTGGTGGGCGTTGATGACATGGACTTTGCACGGCACGTTCATCAACATGCGCGTGTACAGGATGTCCAGGTCTTTTAGGTACTCTAATGAAACACCCGAGTCACCAGACTGCTTGCGCTTCTTGATGTGTTGAAACGCCACCTCAGGCGTCTTGGACAGAAAGATGTACACGTCTGGGAACCACGTGTCCTTTTCGTACTGGTACGAGTACACGTCATTCTCCTCTGGCCTCACGAGCTTCTTTTGAAGCAGGTTTTCCCAAAATACATGGCGCGTACTGAGGAGACACCGTTCGTACACGACAACATCCTTGGTTTTCACGGGTTGAAGCGTCTGTAGAATTTTCATTTGAAGTAAAAGTGCCCATCTGGACTTGTCTTTGTAGAACAACTCCAGAGGCCAATTCTCGATGGGTTCACGCTGAACCGTCCACCCCTTTTCTTCGAGGAGGTTCAACTGGGTGGTTTTGCCGGATCCGATGTTCCCGTCAATCACCACCTTCATTAGTATTTTATGGGACGAAAACTCTAGGTGAAACCTAGAGCCTCAGTTCGTATTCGCCTGCGAGCTGAATGCGGGTGCGCGGCACGCGGCGTCCGAGGGGACAACGTAGGCGTCTGGGCCCTTCTCCTGAAGGTAACGGCGGTACGCCAGGTTATCCTCGTAGCTGATACCCTGCTTCGTCATGATGACGTCATTGTAGATGCGGGAGGACTCATAGACATTGAAGCAGCGATCTGCTCCCATACCAAGACGAGTCGACATTTACAAGTAGTTAATATTAAAATCCAACAGGGGCGTGGCAAACAAGTCCTTCGGACTTGGTCTAAAATCTAACAACCCCCTCCTGCTTCAGCTTGCTCACAATGTCATCAAACTTGCTCCCCTTGATCACATCGAACGTATCCTCCTTGGTCGCCTCAATCTTGGTCTTCTGCAACTTCTCGTTGAGCACCTCGTACGCCAGAGCAATTTCTCTCAACGTCTCCGCCCCTGTGACGATGATTTTCCCCGTGCTGAAGATGCTCGCCGTCACCTGCTTGGTGTTGGACGCCGGATGAAACTTCACCTTGACTGCCGAGTACCTTTCGGGGTTGAACGACACGACAAACTTCGGGTCCGCTGAAAGCACATCAATAACCTTCATCAAGTTGACTGACGAGTTCATCGAAAAGTTGGTGTTGATCATGACGACCCGGAAGTTCTCCATCTTGAGCGGCTCTTCGCGTTCGAGAATCTTCTGTACCAGAAATGACAGCTGCTTCATTATCCTTTTGCAATCCCGCAGATCCGAGCACCCCGCCACCTGCACAGACCCGTTCGGGAACATCTTTATCGACTTGTTCGAATACTGGTCCTCGTAGCCGACGGACACCTGGTTATAAAAAGCGGTGCTTTTTAAAGACCACTCAAACCCATTCGTATGCGCCCCCTTTCGGCGTATACGAATCGGCCCATCTGCAAATGCGGCTCGAATCTTTTCAATGTCAATGTCACACATAAACTTGCACAGCATCGTTATCGTCGTGATTCGGATCCATGACGGCGGAGACGGGTACTTTTTCCGAACATCGTCGAGTGTGACGATGTATCGTTTGGTCGCCATCAGTGGGTAATCTCCTTTATAAGTACCTTACGAAGGTTGTTTTTCTTTATGTGGTCTGTCAGTCTCTTGAATTGGTATGATGTCAGTTTGATGTACTTCTTTCTTGGCTTTTGGGAGACACGTTTTTTCTTCCCTGGAGCCCCACGGGCTCCAGTGCCGACGCGGCGTCCACCGACCACCCGACGTCTGCGGCGACTCTCAACGAGTCTCTTTGCCGCGTTCGGTCCACCCATCGCGTAGATGTTCGTGAACGTGTTGTTCGGGAGTCTCGTCATGGCCTTGGCTCGTGTGACGTTTCCGTTTGCAGCCTTGAGCGCCTTGATACCCTGCTCGACCGCTTCGGCACCACCTGCGCCACGAATGAGCTGCTCGGACGTGGCAGCCAGCTGACGATTTCCATTCGTCGTCGGTGCTGAAATAGCGAGACGACCTGCGTTCGACGTCGTTCCGGAATTGGACACTCTCCCCGAGTTTGTCACCTTGCCCACGTTGGACACCTTGCCGATGTTTGATATTGTTATTGAAACAGGAGGCTGTGCGGAAGGCATAACTCTGTTGTTTCTGATGGGCGGCCCATAAACAGGACCCGGTCCGTAAACAGGACCCGGTCCGTAGCCGGCACCTGGCCCGAAACCCGGGCCCGGTTTGCCACCACCATTGTTCTTTTTCGGCCCTGGAGCAACTGGTCTTCTCGGAGGGAAACCCTTCCCCTTGGATCTACGTTCAGCATTCAGGTACTTTCTCGCTTTGCTGAGGTTTGAATTTATATTGGTATTTATGCCTCGCAAAAACGTAGTCGCATTTGAAATGTTTCTGTTGGCATTTGACAAACTGACGTTGGTCCCGTACAACTTTTTGATGATGATGCGAATTTCACGTTTAATTCGGAGTTTCTTATTTGTGTCCGTTGTAGATTTGTACAATTTATGTAACTGCTGGAGACGTGTGAAACGATTTGTTATGTTCAGGGCTTTGTTGATGTTGTTCTTGTTGTTCTTTGATGGAGACTTGTTGTTGTTCGCTATAGACATACCAATTGCGCGAAGAAGTTGCTTCGTCGATCTAATCTTAATTTCGACGATGCGAAGACGTGTCTTTGAGTTTGCATTGTTCTTTAATTTAAGTGTTTCTCTTTCGTCCATGAGATTTACGAGTTGGTCCATGAGCTCTTTCTTCTCTGACGGAGTCAGGTTTGCAGAGGATTTCTGTGTCATGATGTTCTTGAGATGCTGAAGAAGAGATGCGTTCATCGCCGGAGGAGGCGACTTTGTAAACTGGGCGAGCGCTGTGATGAGCGCGGCCGTGTTTCCGCCCGTAGTGATGGTGGGTCCGACCTGTATCATGCTTCCTCTGATATATTTTTTACCATTGTTGACTACTCCATTTCCGTTATCCACAGAAGCAGGCCTACCGGGTTTGGGCGGCAGGGGTGGTGGCCCATTCATATCTTTAGTTGGTATTTTGTTTCTTGGCATATTCTTCAATGCGTTCAATATGAGTCTTGAAATTTTTTCTGAAACAAGCCGTGCAGTCTCTGCCGCCGCTGCGGCATTTGCAGCCTTACGCATGGCATTCTCTGCAGCTGCAGCCGTCGCAGCAGTTTTATTCTTTTCAGCCTTTCGTTGAGCCGCGGCGGCTACAGCCGCGGCTTTAGTCTCCTCTTTTTCCTTACGTCGTCTTTTAGCATCAGCTGCTACCGCAGCCTCAACGGCAGCTTCTCTTTGTTTCCGTGCGGTTGCTTGTAAATTAAATATATTTCCTGTTTTTAATTTATACTCATTTCCTTGATATAACGGACTCGTAGTTGAATATATTGATTTTGCCTGTTTTTCCGTCATTTCTTGAATAATTCTGTTTCGTTCCATCTCAGCTCTTTTTGCAATTGTTTCGTACTGATTTGATACTTGCCTGGTTTGTTCATTTCCAGATGTGGTGTATTCAGCTTTCTTATTATTCGCTTTACTTCTAGCGAGTTTTGCGTACCGTATAGCTTTTTGCAAATTTTTATTCAATTGACTGATCTCAGCCATCTACAAGAGACCAAGAAAATATGTGATGCTACCCCCAAGATTCCGACTGGTCATGGAAAGCTATCCAAAAACATGCCTCTGACCCTCCTTCCCCCGTTCCAGCCCGCTGGTGTCAAGTGGCTCCTGGAACGCGAGAATGACGACGGAGTTCGTGGTGGTTTCCTGTGTGACGAGATGGGTATCGGCAAGACGGCTCAGCTGGTGGCGATGA